ATGGTTTAAATTATGATAAAATTATAGAGTTAGCTGATATCTATTTACAGGAATTTAACATAGAAAATTATAGAAAGGAGTAAAATGTTAGAATTATTAAAAGAGGATTTACAAAAGAATAATGTATTTAGTGGTGAGTTACCACCTATAGTACGTAAAGTAGTAGATAGTATTAATGCACCTCAAATACCATATAGATTTAAATTAACTATAGCAGTATCTGAATTAATACTCTTTGTATCTCATTTACGTAGAAATATACTACATTGGAATGGTTCTAGTATTCCCATTAATGCAATATCTTTTGTTATAGCTGGATCTGGTTCTGGAAAAGATTCTTCAGTATCAGCAGCTAGGAAATGCTTTAGTGAGGGATATAAAATAATTGATACTAAACGTAAAGCTATAGCTACACAGAATGCTATTAAGTCAGCTATGTTAGCAGGTAAACCTGATCCAGAAGAATATAATACATATAAAGAATTCTATACAGCACCTAATCCATTATTTGTAGCACCATCTACGGCAGAAGGATTTATACAGCATTTAAATGATTTAGATTCAGCAGGTATAGGAGCTGGATATACACAATCTGGTGAGTTTGGTGCGGAGTTAGTATCTGGAGGTCTTATAGTTGATAATATTAAGTTATTAGCTGAGATATATGATGAAGGTACTAAAGAGGTAAAAGTATTAAAATCAAGGGAAAATCAATCTAAAGAGATTAAAGGATTGCCAGTATCTGCTTTATATATGGGATCTCAAGATAATTTATTATATGATGAATCTATTAAAAGAGTATTTAGAAGAGAGTTCTCAACTAAACTAGCTAGAAGATCATTCTTTACATTTACACCTAAGATGGAAGATCCTAGGGAATACTCATCCGTAATAGATATGATTGAAGCAGAAGCTAGAGATGAAGATACAGCAACTAAAGCTAGATTAGAAGTACAATCTATCATTAAAGATATTGCTACAGAAGCTGTTAAAGGTGCAGGACAACCATTAAAAGTATCAGAAGAAGTACGTTCTTTATTTGTAAAATATAAAAGATATAATGAAGAATTTTCTCATACTATGAATCCTCAATACCCTATATCTAAAATAGTACGTATGCATATGCAATGGAAAGCATTTAAAGTAGCAGGTGCATTAGCTATACTAAGAGGATCTAATACTATAGAAATTAAAGACTATATTTCTGCTATATCTTATTGTGAATCTATATCTTCAGATATGGAAACATTTGAAGCAGAACTTGTAAAAGAACCATATGAAATATTTGTAGATTTTATGAAGAGTATAGCTATAGATGGTAAAGCTTCTATAGGATTACATAAACTAAGGAAACTAGGGTATATACCTACAACAGGTATCCCAACAACTAAGATGAAAGAACTTATACATCTAGCTTCTTCATATGATAAATCAGGACTATATACTATAGCTGAAGATAGTGTATGTTATGAAGCTATTATACCTACAGATATTATAGGTGCATCATATAAACCAGTATCAGGGACTAAAGAACAACGTTCATCACAATGTTCAGAAAGATTTGAGTTCTATGAAACTAAATTTAATGAACTGTCATTAATGCTACAAGAAGATTTAGCTTATTCACCATTTAGATTTAAAGACGGTAAAAGAGGTAAAGATAATATTATAGGCGGATGTAAATGGATATGTTTGGATATAGACGATTCTAATATAACAGATGAAGAATGTCATTTTATTTTACAAGATATAAATCACCATATAGCTAGAACATCTGATATTAATAATCCATTTAAATTTAGAGTACTACTTGAATTAGATGCTATAGTAGATATACCAGATATACAGTGGAGACAGTTCATTAAGTCTATTAGTGAATCATTATCTATAAAAACTGATCTACTACCTAAATCTCAAATATATTTTTCATACTCAGAACGTAAAGTATTATCAGTAATAGATCAAAATCCCATAGAAGTGAGAGAACATTTAATGTTAGCTACATCCACTGAAGATAAACCTCAAGCATATAAGCCTACTTCACAACAAGCTAAAGCATTACTAAATAATCCACTATCTACATTTGCTTATGCATTTGAAGCTAGTAGAGGTGAAGGTTCTAGATCACTTATAAGAGCTGCTTACCACGCTAAAGATTTAGGTATGCAAGTAGATGATATTATAGATTTAATGTATGAGATATCTAACTATTGGGATACACCCTTAGATAATCATCGTATGGAAAAAACTATAATAGCACAAATAAAAAGATGGGAGTAAATATAATGGGAAGTAGTTATCCAATATGGATTGATGTAGAAGCATGCATATATAAATCAAGTAAATCATATGGTGCTAAAAATACAAATAGTGAAAGAGTATTAGTTGGTACATCACCTAAACATTCTCATTACTTTTACACTAGAAGTACCACTAGAAAAGAGTTTAATGAGTATAGAGGTTTTAAAAACGTAACAGTATTCAGAGGTTATCATAATGCAATAGTAGTAGATGAATTAGTAATGTGTACTAAAACTAAAGAAGTACTAGAACGTAGAAGTGCTACGATACAAGGATTAACATGAGTATAGAATGGTCTTATAGTATGGATAACCCTAGAGAGCCTACTGAAGATGATTATGGTTTTATATATCAAATAGACTATAATGATGGTACATCTTATATAGGTAAGAAGAATCTATGGATAAGAGAAGAATTACCTCCATTAAAGTCAGGAAAGAAAAGACAGAATGTAGTAAGTACAATACAACGTAACTATAAAAATAAAAGAGTTACTATGGATATAGTACTTAAACCATCTAACTGGAAGAAATATGTAGGATCATCTAAGCTAACAGATGGTAAAGTTATTATATCTAAGAATATATTAGCTTACGCACCAACTAAAAGATACCTTACATATCTAGAGACTAAAGCTATAATGTGTTTAGAAGCACTAGAAAATGATACTTACCTAAATGAAAACTGTCTAGGTAAGTTCTTCAAAGATAATTTAATTTAATTTAATTTAAAGGAAATAAAATGAAACTAGAATTAAAAGATGAGGAAGTGTCTAATTACTTTGAAATGCATGATGAAATTAAATCACTACAAAATAAAGTAATAGAATTAAAAGCTCAAATAAAAGAGTTAGAAATTACTCCAAATAAGGTACAAGAATGCCTTACAGGAGAAGTTAAAAGTAACTGTAACTTACAAGGTAAGCATTGGTCTGATGAAGATGTTAGATTATTAAAAGATATTATTTTTTATCAAGGTAAGTACACAAGAAAAGAACTAAATGTGAAATATGTACATGAAATGTTATTCCCATTTAGAACATTAGCTGGTGTAAAATCTAAAATATATGAACTAGGTGGTTATATCAAACAAGATCAGATTAAGACTAAAATACATAGAAAGGGTAATTAATGCAAAAATACTTTAAATACAATGATTTACAAATACCAGATTGTTCTTTTAGAATAAGTCCTAGTAGTATAGGTAAATTTTTTTCATATCCTAGTATATGGTATAAAGATAATGTATTAGGTGAAAAGTCATTTACAGCTTCAACAGCTACTGTATTAGGAACTATTGTACATGCTTCAGCAGAATCATATTGTGATGGTAATCCTATTACAAGAAAAGATGTAGAAGAGTATGTAAGAACTACAGCAAGATCTGTACCGATTACAGAGAATCCTATAATGGTAGAAGATATTTATAATAACTATCCAGATATGGCTATGAATCTTATAAATGAATATGTAAGACATAATAAACCTACAGAATGGGAAAAGCCTATCTATGCTAAAGTATTAGATGATATTTATATAGGCGGAACTTTTGATAATAGAACTAATGATATTATAGTTGATTATAAAACTTACAGTAGTAATACTAAACCAACTAAGATATCATTTGACTATCGTATACAAGCTTTATCTTATGCATGGATACTTAAACAGAATGGTATTAATATAGAAAGAATACGTATTGTGTATATAAGTAAACCTATAGATACAAGAGCAATCTCAGAGAAGACAGGTAAACCTATTGGTAAAATAGTACCTTCAGAATTAACTGTAATAACTGAAATGATTACACCAGAGGATTGGGAACTAGTAGAGGATACTTTAATGCTTATAGCTTTATCTATTAAAAGAGCAAAAGAAGATCCAACATTAGTTCCCTTACTATTTAAATCAATGAAACTAAAAGGAAAATAATATGGCACATGGAATTAAGTTAGGTGTAGTAGCACTAGAGAATTCTGGTAAAACAACACTTATATCAAATATAAAAGATGCTCTTGTAGTATCAACAGACAATAAGGCATTTACAGGTAAAATACCACACTTTAGATACTCAGAGTATTTTGGATTAGAAGACCTATTAGGTACTATTGGATCTAAAATAGAATTATATCAAGAGAAATACGGTAAACTACCTAGAACATTAGTTGTAGATTCAGTAACTCACTTAGCTAATAATATGGAAAAATATTGGAATGAAAAAGCTACTGGATTTGCTATATGGGCAGGGCTAGGAAAAGATATTTTAGCATTTAACGCTTTCCTTGAAGATACTGTAATACCTTCTGGAATCAATGTAGTATTTACTTCACATTGTCAGTTTGATAAAGATACTGCTAAGTATCAAATATCTGCTCCAGGAAACTTTGGTAAAAATGGATCGTGGTTAAATACAAATAGCCCCCTAGCAGCGTAATCTACTAGGTGCATTTCCTTAATTGCTGGAAACTCTCGAAGCGTAAAGTACCAAAGTGTAACAATCTTTACGTATGTGACAATCAGCAGCCGAGATATACTAGTACTCTAGTTAGTGGTTCAACGACTATCCCAAAGGGGAGTAGGATCAAGTGATCCGAAATAGGAAAATTCCTTTAAGTATTGTATAAGGTCTGTAATGGTATACTCACATCCCAAAACAGATAAGGAAAAAATGTTAAACACAATACAGAAACAACACGACAACGAAATATTCTTTTACATAGCAGGTTACTCAAATAAATATGCAGTATCTAACTTAGGAAGAGTATACTCATTCAAACGAAACAAATTTATGACACCATCTAGGTATACAGACCTAAGAATTAACAATTCCAAGGCTACAACCTATCTAAGAGTTAAATTAAGAAAGCCATCAACAGGTGGTAAGCTCTTTCCAGTTCATAGACTAGTTGCAGAGGCTTTTATACCGAACGTAGATCAAAAACCTACTGTAAACCATAAAGATGGAAATGGTACTAACAATGAAGTAGGCAACTTAGAATGGATGACAGTAAAAGAAAATGTACAGCACGCTATACAAAATGGTTGGCATTGCACCACCAATAAAGAACTACAAAAGGTATATCTAAAAAAAGGCAATGAAACTCAATCCAAATATGGGAGGGAGTTTAGAAGCTCTTTAGTAGGTAAAGACTTTGGAGGATCTACATTACAGGAAATAGCATTTAAAAACTCTTCGACCGTACTACTGCAGTATGCAGTGCTTAAATGCAACTGTTGCGGTAAAGAGAGAACTATTACAAATAGTACATTTCAAACATACGTTATTGATAGAAAATTAATTAACTACTGTCGTAGTTGTGTAAACAAAGGGAATAAGATATAGTCTACTCTTGCATGAGAATGTAAGCAGTCGCTAAAACGACGGGTACAGCTTAACGAACTGTATTGAATATAAGGTATCTGTAACTGATAATGCAATATTCTTGGAAATTAAAGGGACTAAAAGAACTGTACAACATACAAATCCTAAGTTTCCTTGTAGATCTAATTTAGAAGGTATACCAGAGTCTCAAGATGTAGCTGAGTATGATATCAATGAACATATAACTGCATTAGAAGAAAATAATAAGGAATCAGAAGAATGGATACTAGAATAGAAGAAGATGAATTGGTAGAAATACCATTCTTCTTACCAGAAAATATAGTTAAACAAATTACATTTGATAACGTAAATGAAATAGCATACTTATTGGCTACAGAAGATTCTGTAGTAGCTAAAGCATTAGTAGATGAGTTACTATACTTTAGAGATAAAGGTGTTATTTAATACCCCGTAATGGGTATAAACTATGATTAACCAGAGGTGATGTAATTTAAGCATCTAACTAAATATTTAAAATTATAAAGGAACAATATGGCATTTTTTAAAGTATCTGTAGAGGAAGCAGCTAAAGCATCTACAGGAGGAAATTATATTAATCAGTCAGGAGTTTATGATGTTGCTATTAAGGCAATTATTGTAGATTATAATGATAAGGGAGCTAGAACTCTTAATTTTTATGTTGATCATAATGGGCAAGAACAAGTAATCTATGGAGCACTAAGACTAGATAACAATGATGGTACACCAAGCTTTCAAGCAGCACAGTTTAATAAGCTATGTGTTATTGCAGGACTTGATGTAGTATCAGAACCAGAAGAAGCAACACTTCCTATCGGTAAAGAAGGTGCTGATAAAGATGTAGCAGTACTACCAGACTTTCAAGATCTAGATGTTAAACTATGGATTCAACAAGAGTACTCTGTATATGAAGGTTCTATCAAAGAGAAAAAACTTATTAAAGGTTTCTATGCACCTAATGGAGCATCAGCTGATGAGATTATCAATGAGACAGAAATTGGTGTAAGATTTGCTAAAGATGAGAAGTATCATACTAATACATCATATAAAGATAATCTTACTGAAGAAGTAGTACAGAAATGGATATCAGACGGACGTAAAGAAGGTACTATGGGTAAAACAACTACAGCACCTAAAGCATCATTCGGTAAACCTAAATTTGGAGTTAAATAATGTTTAATCAGTATAATAATCTAGTGTATAAATATAGTAAAGAACTTGAAGAGTATAAAGTTAAACCAACTAAAGCTTCTTCTAAGCGATTAAGGGAGTATATACTTCAAATGCAAAAACTATCAGTAGGTGCTAAGAAAGACCTTATCTCTTTAGATAAAGGAGAATAAGTGAAAGCATTTATTACATTTTTTACAAAAGTGCTTATATCAACTATTATATCTATGATAGGGTATATATTTAAAAGAAAAGTATTTAAGACAATAGGAGTACATTAATGCAAATAACATTAACAGGAAAAGAATTTGATGCAGCTATGGAGAACTATGTTAAAACTTTAGGGTTTGATACTACTAGGTATACTATAAGTACAAAAACAGTAGTTGGTAGGGGAGAATCTTCTTCTACTACTGTAACTATTACATTAGATGAGTGTGAAACTACTAATGAAAAAACATATGTGAATAGCGATATTGATAGCGTAGTACCTGAGGATAAAATAGTTACACCAGTATGGGGTAAAAAAAATGAATCAACAGAATAAAGATCATACAGTAAGAAATTGGAGTACACTACCAGAATTATCTAAAGTGTTATATAAAGAGACTTATTTTCTACCAGAAGAAAACTATGATGAATGGTTATATCGTGTAGCTACTGCATATCAAAATGATACTGAACATGGATTACGTATGATGTCTTATATACAAAATCTATGGTTTCATCCTTCGACTCCACCTAGCA